CTCCGAGAATGTTATCCACTCTGAAGATTCTGTAGTACTGGTTAGTCTTAACTGCTGCAAGACCATCTCGTCCAGACATGCTACCAACATCAACGAAAGGATTAGATACCATTCCATATCGAGTTTTAAAGCCGATTTTTGGTTGAAATGTATCTTCCCCTACTGCACGGACCATAGTTAGTGGTACGTATGGGCAATAGAAGACACCTGCGTCATAAGGATTAGTACCTTTATATCCAACAGTACAATAATCTGCTACTGCATAAGGATCGATATAAACCTTAGTCCTACCGTTCATAACACCTGCAAATGTATTACCTGTGTCATCAACATTTAGGTTAGTTGATAGGGCTGGAGTATAATCCAACATACCAGCTGCTGAAAGTGCAGAAGCCACATCAGAAGAGCAGATCATAAAGTTACCTTTACCACGCCTTGTTTCTTTTGCGATTACATTAGACTCTCTTTCAATTTGAAGGATAAGTCCTTTGAACTTCTCTACTGACCAACGACCATCTGCATCTGTCTGTACATTGAAGATACCGTTAATGGCGGTGTTGGACTGAAGTGCACCAGTCTTAGCTTGTGAGTTAATGGTTCGAATAACCTCACGGTTAATTTCAGCCATAATCTCTGTTGACAGAATATTTGCCAACTCAGTTTCAGCGTCAAGACCATGAATTGCTTTCAAGTCTTGTGCTAATTCTAAGCTGTATTCTGCTTTGAGTGCTCGTGACTTAGCAGTTACAGTTGCTTTTTCAATGGTGAATCCCATTTCAGCGAATGAAGAGTTAGGATCGCCAGTAGCTGAACCCAAACCTTCAGCATCACCTGTAGGCATTGCACCACCAGTGCCATTTGTAACACGCTGATCATCAAGATTTGAGTCTTGAGCAGCTGAGTCAATACCAGCAAGTCCTGAAGGACCATTAGCAGTATTGTGAGTTACAGATGAGTCACCGGAATAGCCGGTTACTGCTTCGTTAAATAGAGCTTCATCTTCTGCAGTAGCTCCACCACGAGTTGTTTTATATTTTGACCTCATTGCAAAGATCAAACCTGTTGGACCTGTCATTGGCTGTACGCCGCAAACATCATAGGCCATAAGATTAGGCATTGCTCGTCGTACGAGAGCTATAAGAACTGGATTCCAGTTAGCTGCTGCTGATGTAGCATTTGTTGGTGCAGCTTCTGTAAGCATTCCTTCTTCTCGTAGAGCAACCTCTTGGTTCTCAAGAATAGCAGCAGTAACTGCTTTTCTATGAGAGTCTTTAATTGTTCCCGCAGACTCTTCATTAAGTACTGGGGCCCACTTTTCGACTAGTCTGTCGTATGCGATATCCATTTGGACCTCTCTATTTGGTTTTCTTTAATGCAGAAATGTATTGAGCCATAGAGTCAGAAGTTACTGTAACGTCTGTATCTTCTTCAATAGCATCCATATCTGCAGATTGGGTTTTAGTCTTATTGAAATATGACTCCTTAATATCAGATACTTTCTTACTGAAAGTCTCTTCATTTTCGAAATCAATGTTTCCTACAAGACCTTTGAGTTTTTCGACTTGAGTCTCAGCAAGATCTTTAGACTGCTCACGAATTACTTCGTTTCGCTTGTATTGCTCTAACTCTTCGGCGAGTTCGATAGCTTGGCCAGTTGTATTATTGAGTTTTTCCTCAAGGTCTTCAACTGTTTCAGCTAATTCGTCAACTAGGTCGACTTTAGACTCTGGTACTTCGATGTAAGATTCAGTAAATAGATCTTTCAAGCTATTCATGAATTTTTCTGCTATCTCTGTACGGAGACCGGATTGGACAGCGATCTTATTTTCTTCCATCCAATTCTCAACTACATAGTTAAGATATGTATCTACTTTTTCCACTAATTCGGATTTAGTAGATTCAACCTCTTCCTGTAGCTCTTCGTTATATTTAGTTTCAAGGCGATCAATCTCTTCAGCTAGCTTAGATTTAATAGCAGCTTCCATGATTGTTCCGGCTTTAGACTTGAATTCTTCTGATAGTGTTGCTTCAGAATTAACTAAAGCCTCAAGATCATTAGAGAAATCCGCTTCATAATTGATATCTACTGGAGCAGGTGCTTGACCTTCTTCAGTTTCTTCGTTTACTTCTGCGAAAAATTTTCCATAGAGTTCAGCCATTTCCTGCTTTGACAACTTATTCATATGCTGAAATGCAGCATTAATCATAGATGACTTAGTTGCTTGTCTTGCCTCTTTAAAT